CGCGCAAGACCGGGCAGACGATCGCATCCCTGGTATCGCGCCTGCAAAAGATGTATGCCGCCTATATGCAAGGGCGGAGTGAGGGTGATATCGGCCGTTATCTGGTGCCTGGCGCACCTGAAAAAACGGGCTATGACCCGATTCACATTCATGCTTTCCTGATTTTCTATTGCCGTCCTGCGCGGCCACCGATTACGGAAGCATGGCGCGCAGCGCAAGGCTGGTTTGCGGCTCAAAGCCTGCCTTGCCCTGCGGTGGATACGTTCTATCGTATTGAAAAATCGCTACCGGTAACGATCAAATATCGTGGCCGGATGACGGGATCTGAATGGCGCGGCTTGAAGGCTTATGTGAAGCGCGATGTCTCAATGTTTCGCACCAATGATATTTGGGTGGCAGACGGTCACAGCTTCAAGGCCAAGGTACAGCACCCAATTCACGGACAGCCATTTACACCGGAAATTACCGTGGTGCTTGACTGGGTATCGCGCCGGGTAGTTGGTTGGTCTGTCGATCTGGCGGAATCCACTATTGCGGTATCGGCAGCCTTGCGCCATGCCGAACAACAAACCCGCGCCCGCCCGCTAGTGTTCTATTCGGACAACGGCTCAGGCGAAACCGGAAAGCTGATTGATTGCCCGGTGCACGGCACGCTGGCACGCCAGGGAATTGCTCACGAAACGGGTATACCAGGCAACCCGCAAGGTCGCGGCGTCATTGAGCGTCCATGGCAGACACACCTTATACCGTTGGCACGTACTTATCCGACCTGCACCTGGAAGGGTGCCGACAAGGAAGCAATACGCAAGATGCTGGTGGGATTGAACAAGAAAGACGGTACAGGTCGCGCGGTATTGCCTTCATGGAAACAACTACTGGACGACTGCGAGCGGGTGTTGGGCTGGGATGGTGAATATAACCGGCTGCATGCGCATCGCTCTCTGGATGATCGCACGCCAACTGAAGAATACACGCTGCGCCTTGACCCGAATGCCGAGCTTTGCGGCCCTACGGATGATGAGCTGGCGGTGTTGTGGATGCCGGAAGTAGGACGGACACCCCAGCGCGGCGTGATCTCGATTTTTGGCAATGAATACGCCAACAAGATGCTGGTTGATGCGCTGGCAGAGGGTGAAAAGGTTCGCGTCCGGTTCGATATTCACAATGCTGACAAGGTGTGGGTGTTGCGTATGGATGGCACATTCCTTTGTGTTGCTGAGTGGAATGCGCATAAACGAGCTGCTTTTCCAGTGGCTTATATGGATAAAAAGCGTCAGGAACGTGCCGACGGCAAGATCAAGCGTGCAGTACGCGACATCAACGAGGCCAATGCAGAGCTTGGCAATGTGATCGAGGCGCAAGGTGAATTTACCCAGGACATCTGCGACTTTATTGATTTAACACCCAAAGTCCTCGCTGAGCCTATGTTGACAGTAGAGGATTTCAGGGATGCGCCGCAGGAAGCAGAGAAATTCATGAGTAATGAAGATCAGCTGATGTTTCTGTATGGCGGCGGAGAAGATCCTAGAACTAAGAATGTGGCCGCTGGTTAATTCAAGTTAACCAGCAGCCTTTTGCAGCAGTAGTAACAATCATCACTAAATAGGAGTTTAACAGATGAAACAGCACTTTGTAGAAACCAGTAACCACCGGCTTTTTATCAATAGCGTCGCCGCTGTTGAAAATCGCGGCAGTCCAGAGGCGTGCATTTTACTGCTGACCGGCGAGCCTGGCACAGGTAAAAGCTGCACCGTGGACAACTGGGGCGCAGCGCGGGACGCGATTTATCTGGAAGGAATCCCCGGCATGTCGCTGTCATTTTTGCGTGACTATCTGGCCGACCAGACCGGCATTGTCGGACATGGCAAATTTGACCAATACAAAGGCATGGTGGAGTTTTTCCGCGCTAATCATCAGCCGATCATCCTAGACGAAGCGCAGCATGGCCTGCCAAATAAGGCTGAGTGTATTGAATATCTGCGCCGCATCGCTGAACAGGCTAATACTTTGCTGGTGTTGGTATGCCATACCAGTGAAAAGCACCGTTTTTCAGAACACCGTCTGGCGCATGTCGCCACCCGCGTGTCGGCTGCGCCTGAGCTGAAGCCTGCCACCGCATTGGACTGCGCAGCTTATCTCGCTGAGCTGTGTGACGTGAATACTGATCAGGGCATCGCGCAACAGGTATTTGAGCAGTCACGCGGTCGCTATCGCCTGATGAGCAATGCCTGCCGTACGCTGGAAGTGATCGGCATAAAGAAGGGGAAAACCGAGCTGGTTATCGGCGACATCAAGGGAATTAAGCTGTGTGAAGACGCGATGAAGAGCCTGAAACGGGAGACGAAATAATGTCTGTAAAAGGTCAAACCTGCCCCCGCACCGTCACACAGGGGCTGCGTCCGCGCGCCTGGTGGGTGATGCGCCGCCGCACCAGTTTCACCTTGCAAGAGCTGCTGGCCACACTGGCCAACGGCACAGAACGCGATGCAGTCGGGAATCTTAGACAGTATGTCCGCGCACTGGAAAAGGCTGGAATTATAAGGCGTGAAGCTGTCCGTAAGCCGGGTGTAGCGCTTACCAGTAATGGCATGCTGTGCTACCAGCTGGTCATCAATGCCGGCAGAAAAGCACCTGTCTGGCGCGTCAATGCAAAGACGGTCTATGACCCGAATACCGACACAGTTTACCCAATAGGAGTTAGTCATGAATGATGCTCACGCATTTGATCTTTGCCGTGCAGCAGTTGATGCCAATAGCGTGACAGCGGTTGCGCTGGAGGTTGGTTATTCGCGCACAGCGGTTTCATTGTACCTGTCCGGAAAGTATGGCGCAGGTGTTGAAGCGCTGGAAGCCGCTATTTTGGGGCGTTACGACATCTACCCATGTACTTATAACGGGCTGGAAGTCAGTGGCCCAAGCTGTCAGCGCCGTGCTACTGCACCGCGTCCCTTTGGTGGTCGTGCCAAGGAAGCGCACTGGCTGGCCTGTCAATCGTGTTCTCACAATAAATCGGGAGGTAAATCATGAGCAACTTGCATAAATTTGAGCTTCCAAAACCGCGCTGGGTTGGCGCATCCCATGAGGATATAGAGGCAACGAAACAGGCTTACCCGTGCATAAAATGGCTGATTGCAAATAATTTTGAGGTGAAATATACCAAAAAAGGAATAAATCGCCCCCGTGTATTTATCCGCACAAGCCCTTTATGCCAAGAGCTTAATGGCGCGGTGCATCGCTTTGAAAGGATGAATGGCGAGGAGAAACGTTACTGGTTTGCTATTCGCCTCGGCTGCGAGGTCCGCTGGAACGATGAGGTGAAATCATGAAAATCAATGCCAATACCACGCACGGCCGTGTGCTGATCGCGCTGCGCGCCGGTCGCATGGATGGTTCGCAGATCAGAGATCGGGTCGGCAGTGCACATTATGTTTTGACTGTGCTGGTTCAGGATGGCCTGGTTGAGTTCAGAAACGATGCTTACCAACTGACCGATGCCGGGCGTGAAGCCTGCCCGAATCGCCGTGATGCCGAATTGGATCCAAAGCACCAGAAAAGTCCTGCAAAGATATTGCAGCAAGGAGCCGCAGCATGAGCCAGGTTGACTTTGATATGGCGGTTAAATTTGCCCGCATTGCGACTCAGCTGGATGAGGAAAAGGACTGCCTCTGGTTGCCGAATGACATATTGGTTGATCTGGTCAGCGAGTTGCATAACTTTGCACAAGCGCTGGCCGGTGATCGTATGGGGGAAATTTACGACCAGGCTAATGAGGTGGCAGCATGAAACTGTCCTGTCCTGGATGCGGCGCTGTATTTTCTCTGGATGCCTTGATCGGCATGGAGGGGGCGCGAGACGCAGTAATGGCCGCGATGATCCTGCCAGCACCAATAGGCGCGCAAATTATGCGTTACATCGGCTTGTTCCGTCCGGCAAAGCGTAATTTGTCGTTTGATCGTGCGGCAAACCTGCTCAATGAGCTGTTACCGATGATTGAGGCGGCGAAGATTGAGCGTAATGGCCGTATCTGGTCAGCTCCTCAGGTCTACTGGAAGCAAGCTATTGAGGAGATGCTGAGCAAACGCGACACGCTCTCTCTGCCGCTGAAAACGCATGGCTATTTGCTGGCGATTATTGAAGGTTACAACCTGAAAGCTGAAAGCCGCAAAGAGCAGCAGCATGAAGACAAGCTGGCTGGCAGAACAACGGCGACGATGCCAGTCGCATATCAGCCTAATCAGGCTGTGCTGAACGATACCAGGGAGAAGCCACGCGGGGTTATGCCCGCATCATTTAAACAGGATTTACAACGACTCAATATACGTACTCATGAGCAATTACCGCAAGCGCTGCCGGACATCCCGCCAGCGTAGACACCTTGTTTTTTACTTCATCAACCAAAAAGGATACACAAATGGCAAAACCATCTACAACCCGTCTCAAAGCAAAGGCGCAAGTCTATGTTCCGCAAACCCGCGATGAAGCTGCCGCCGATATTCGCAAAATTGGAGACCTGCAACGCCAATTCTTGCGCGCTCAGACGGCAATGAACGACGAGATCGCCGTCATTACCTCCGCTTCTCAGCCGACACTGGATGAATTCAAGGCGCAGCTCACCACGTTGCAGGAGGCTGTTCAGGGTTACTGCGAAGCCAACCGGGCTGAATTGACTAATGATTACAAGGTGAAGACGGCAAACCTGATCACCGGAGAGGTGCAATGGCGGCAGCGCCCCCCGTCAGTTTCGGTACGCGGCGCAGAGAGCGTCATCGAAACCCTGATGCGGCTTGGTCTGAATATGTTTGTGCGCACCAAGGAGGAGATCAACAAGGAGGCAATCCTCAATGAGCCGGATGCCGTCAAGGGAGTGGCGGGAATCACCGTTGTGACCGGCGTTGAAGACTTTGTGATTACCCCGTTTGAACAGGCAGCTGCATAGATTTTTAACCGCCTCATTTGAGGTAAAAAAAGGAGAAGTACATGAATCAAAAAGAACTGATCGACGCAATATGCAAACAGCAGTCCAGCAGCCTGTCCAAGACTCATATCAAGGAAGCATTAGATGGGCTGGTCAAGGTAACTCAAGCCGAAATGCAGAAAGGCGAAGGCGCTGAAGTGACCCTGTCCGGCATCGGCAAGATTAGCGTCAAGCAAAGCCCTGCACGTATCGGACGCAACCCGGCCACGGGTGCAGAGGTACAAATCCCCGCCAAAAACAAGCCGCACTTCAGCGCGGCCAAGGCGTTGAAAGACGCGGCAATGAGTAACTAGCACAGGGCTTTGCCTCATGTCCCTGAAATTAACTTCGGGGACATCGGGAAAAGTTTTAATGTCAGGTTTTCTGCTTCACGGGTAAGAATTTCATTTTTGGCCTGTTAAAATAGCGCCTTACGAGTGGCATTTTAACGCAGCAAGGAGATAAATATGAGCGCCTACCCATCAAAAAAAGCCGATCTTGCCCGAAGAGAGATTCAGCTGATTCATGTCGCCCGTCAGAAGATTGGCATGGACGAAGATACTTATCGCGCCTTGCTGCATGATCGCTTTAGCGTCTCCAGCAGCAAGGATATGTACTGGAAACAGCGCCGTGAACTGCTCGATCACTTCAAGACGCTAGGTTTCAAATCAACCAGCTCGATAAAGGCAGGCAAGACTAACCGCCCTACCCCCGCTGCTGATAAAGCCCCGCAGGTTGCCAAAATCCGCGCCTTGCTGATCGCCTTGGACAACAAGCCTGACGCCTATGCAGACGGTATGGCACGTCACATGTTCAAGATTGACCGCTTCGAGTGGTGCACCGGCGCGCAGTTGGGCAAGATTATCGCCGCATTGAGCTATGCGCTGAATAAGGCTGATACGACCCATAAAACTTGTGGGCAGGCATCTGAATGAATGCTGCCTTATCTACCGGTAAACAGGGATATTCTGCGACCATTACGCCCGCCAGCATACTGGAGATCATTGAGGTAATCGGGGAAGGTGCAGCATTGAAACTGGTGAAGGAATTTGGCGGCACTACCGTGCGATTACCGGCAAAATGCAACCTGACCGAAGATAATCCTATCGCACGCTGCATAGGTCTGGATACGCTTACTGCACTGCTCAAGGTAATTGGTGGCGGGCGCTGGCTGCATATCGCCCAATGCTCGCGCGGACTATTGGCGCAACGCAATCAGGAAATCGTTAAACGCTACAGTGCCGGGGAGAAAGTGGATAACCTAGTCCGGCGCTTCCGTATCAGCGACCGGCATATCTGGAATATCCTCGGCAGTACGGCGATAGATGACAGGCAGCAATCATTTTTTTAACAGGAGAGAGTTATGAACGAAAACGTAAAAAACCGCCAGCGTCTACTACAGGCACTTTATGAAGCGCGTGAGGCTAAGCCAAAGCAGGGATGGTTATTCGAACACGAACTAAGTGGACTAGTTGCTAATCCCGCCTTTGCTTTGGAAATCCTCAAAGAGCTAGATTGCATCGAAGATGGCGGTGTCAAATACCGTATTACCGGTAAAGGAGTGGTATTTTATGAGGCTTTGTAAAAATATTAGTTTTTAATAATGATGATTCGCTTTTAAGCCCCGCTCTGCGGGGTTTTTCATTCAGAAACAGGAGTTTTAGCTCTGTCGTTTCGTGGGAAGACCCTTGCGGTCTTGCTTTGGCACTGAAGCCTTTCCATATCGCTTACCCCTTCGCGCGCGCGTATCTTGCGCGACATGAGCACACCTATAAAAATCTGCGGACGCTGCACCCAATGGACGCGGCTTGACGACGCCAGGCTTCCCGATCACGGCAGCTGCGCGCACCGTCCTGCCGGGCATTACTCGCACGGCAGGCAGGTTTGTTTATTCAGCCCTACCCGATTTACCCAGGAGAAGATATGAAACATGATTGCAGTCCAAATTTAGGCGCTTTTCTGGACATGATAGCGGTGAGTGAGATCGGCGATCTGTTGCTGATGCGTTCGGCTAATGGCTATAACGTGCTGGTTGGAGCCACGCCGACGCACCCGCTTTTATTCACCAGCTACGCAACCCACCCGAATATCCTCAACAAGGCTACTAATTCGACCGCCGCAGGCCGCTATCAGTTATTGCATAAATATTATGACGCATACAGTAAGCAGCTTGACCTGACAGACTTTACCCCGGCATCTCAGGATGCAATCGCTATCCAGCAAATCAGGGAATGCCATGCCATTCCATTGATTGAAGCCGGGAAGATTGCTGAAGCGATTGCGGCTTGTGCGCATATCTGGGCGTCCCTGCCCGGTGCGGGGTACGGCCAGCACGAAAACAGGATTGCAGTGCTTGAAACAGCCTATCAAAACGCCGGAGGAAAACTAGCATGAACGACTTCATCAAAAAGGCGCTGCCGTGGATAGGTGCGGCTGCAACAGGCAATGTGCCGGCACTGGTTGCTATGGCAGCCAGTCAGCTGAGCCAGTCATTCGGTACGGACATTGCGCCGACTGCTGACGCCATTGTCAAGGCTGTACAGGGTGCTACGCCTGAGCAGCTATTGTCAATGAAACAGGCCGACAACGACTTTGCCACCAAGATGCAGGCGATGGGCTTTGCGCACCTGGAGGAATTGCAACAGGTTGCCGCAACTGACCGTGCCGACGCACGCAACCGCGAAATCAAGACAGGCGATAGCCGGACACCTCAAATACTGGCCGCCCTTGTGCTGGTCGGCTGGTTAACGGTGCAAGGCTATTTATTAACGCATGTAATCGACGCCAGCATGCGCGAACTGATCGCCCGGGTGCTGGGTACGCTGGACAGCGCGTTAACTCTGGTGCTGTCGTATTACTTCGGTTCCAGTGCAGGCAGCGCGGAAAAGAATCAGATTATTGCGCAAGGGCAAAAGGCATAACCAATGGAAAACTTCATAAAAATCATCTTCTGGATAAATATTATTACTGTAGCCATCAGGGCGTTGGTAATAGCTACTTCAAAGTACCCTCGTTTGCAAAGTACAAGTATTGGTTCGGAAGTAATCAGCTTGCTGTCTAGTTGCTGGCTAGCTGGTTATTCAGCATATCTGGTATGGGGTTAACACTGAAATGACTGACCAGATTGATGATGCGCAGGAAATGGACGCCTGGTATCGCAGCCGGTCACTGGATGCGCGTGTGGCTATTCCGATGCCCTACACCGGCCAGTGCTACAACTGCGAAGAGCCGCTTGAGCATGATAATTTCTGTGATGCCTATTGCCGGGATGATTACCAACTACGTAAAAAACAACAAAGCCAAAGGGTATAGGTATGGATGTGGAATGGATGAGATTTGGCTTTGAGATATTGCAATTCATAGCGACTGGCATTTTGGGTGCCTATGCCTATCAATCCAATAAAGACAAGGTGACAAATAGCCGGATCGGCAAGCTTGAGGATGATCTCGACGCAAGGCTGGATGGTCAGGCTGAGCGTATCACCCGGCTTGAAACCCGTGCTGAGAACTCCCCTACGCATGATGACTTAGGCGGTATTCACGAAAAGATAAACCAGCTCAGGGCGGAGGTTGGCCTGTTAACCGGTGAGTTTATCGGCGTAAGGAATCTGCTGAACACTCTTAATCAATATCTGTTGAATGAAGGAAAAAGATGACTACCTATGCCGAAGAGATCGCGGCCTCACGTCGGCTAACCATATTGCTGATGCTAAGTTTTGCGAATGGCTACACCATGAATCGCGCTGTGCTGCGTGATCAGGTTGGCCGCACTGGATACGTGACCAGCATGGATCAAATGATTGAAGAGCTGGAATGGCTGCTCAGTCGCCATCTGATTGAAATGCTGGAACTGGACGTGGTACGCCTGACTTATCAAGGTGAAGATGCCGCGCTCGGTCGCTGCCAGGTAGACGGTGTACGCCGCCCTTCTCTTTCTGTTCCAGGTAGGCCTGGCACCCCGCTTGAGCTTATGCCATCGGATGATAAACATGGCACACGGTGAAGATTCGCGTCGTCAGGTTCGTGCGGCTTATGTTTTTGATCAGCTGTCACTGGAAATCTCCGCCGTTAAATTCGGCGTTCCTTATGCTACCGCCAGAAACTGGAAGCGCGCAGGTAAGGAGTTGGGCGACGATTGGGACAAGGCACGCGGCGCGCAGTTGATCGCCGGTGGCGGCATTGAAGACGTGGTACGCCAGACGCTGGCCGTTGTGGTTCAGCAAGTACAGGCCACAGTCGAATCTATCCAGCAAGCGCCTGACATGGCGCCGGGTGACAAGGTGCAAATGCTGTGTAGCCTGGCTGATGCCTATAACAAGCTGATGTCCGCCAGTCGCCGCCTGATGCCGGAAACCGACAAGCTCGCCGTGGCCACGGATGTGGTTAAGCGTTACGCCGATTTCGTGCGGACAAAATACCCGAAGCACATGATGATTGTGGTTGAAACAATGGAGCCGTTCGGTGACGAGCTGGTGAAAGCGTATGGATAAGCTTGTCTGGATTTTAATCGGACTGATTGCCGGGAAGTACATCGGGTGGAATGCGGCTCATCATTGCGTTGCTGAAGAATGTCGTCGCTTGGGCAGTTTTTACGTTGGGAAGTCGATATTCAAATGCATTGAAATTAAGGACCCAGAGCCCTTTGTAGTAAAAATTCCGCCTGCACCACCTATGCCGGAATGGTATCGAAATAAGAAGGTTGAAGATGGCAAATAACAAAACCTCAAAATGCGACTTTCTTGAAGAGATCGGTAAGCTCGCCCAGAACTTCCGCATGCAGATCGAGGCGGAAGTAGACGGCTTCGATCCGGATCCTGCCGCCCTGGCTGAACGCCGGGCGCGTGCGATGCACGACTATCGTTTCTTTGCCAGAACCTACTTCCCGCACTACGTTAAAAAAGGCGAAGCGGCGTTACACACCTACCTTTATGACCGTCTGCCTGAGATTGTTGATAACGGCATCGGTGATCATGAGGTGATTGCAGCCCCGCGCGGCAATGCCAAATCCACCCTGGTTACGCAGATATTCGTGATCTGGTGCGTCGTTACCGACCGCAAGCGTTATCCGGTGATTGTCATGGACGCACTGGATCAAGCCGCCACGATGCTGGAGGCAATCAAGGCTGAGCTGGAGTTCAATCCGCGTCTGACCATGGACTTTCCGGAAGCCTGCAGTGCCGGTCGCGTATGGAACGTCGGCACTGTCGTGACCGCCAATGATGCCAAGATACAGGCATTCGGTTCAGGCAAGCGCATGCGCGGTCTGCGTCACGGTCCGCATCGCCCTGATCTGGTCATCGGCGACGATCTGGAAAATGATGAGAACGTGCGCTCTCCGGAGCAACGCGACAAGCTGGAAAACTGGCTGAAGAAAACCGTACTGTCCCTGGGGGAGGCGGATGACACGATGGATGTGATTATTATCGGCACCATCCTGCATTACGATTCAGTGCTATCTCGCTTGCTCAAAAATCTGCTGTGGACATCGAAGAAATTCCGCTCTATTGAGCGCTGGCCGGACAATATGCAGTTATGGGAGCAGTGGGAAGAAAGACTGCTCAACGAGGGCCCTGAGGCCGCATTACAACTTTACACCCGGTGTAAAGAGGAGATGGACGCCGGGGCTGTCGTATGCTGGCCGGATGGTCAACCGCTTTACAGTCTGATGATTAAGCGCGCCCGTGATGGTCGTGCAGCGTTTGATTCTGAGCAGCAGAACGATCCTGTCGCAGGTGATGACGCCCCGTTTGCGCATATTCTGGATAAATGCTGGTATCAATACTTGCCGCCTAATCTGGTCTATTTCGGTGCTTGTGACCCGTCCCTGGGCAAGGCGGGTGCCTCGCGTGACCCGTCGGCCTTGCTGGTCGGTGGTTACGATAGAGCGACCGGCATACTGTATGTGGTCGAGGCGTTGGTTAAGAAGCGCTTGCCGGATCGCATCATCAGCGACGTGATCGAGCTGCAAAAACAATACAACTGCGTGCTGTGGTCAGTTGAGGCGGTGCAGTTTCAGGAGTTCTTGCACACCGAGCTGGTGAAACGTTCGGCAGCGCTGGGAGTTCCAGTGCCGGCGCGTGCCGTTAAACCAACCACCGACAAGCTGCTGCGCATCGAGACGCTGCAGCCACATTTTGCTAACGGCTTAATCAAGCTCAATCCCAATCAAACTACGCTGATAGATCAGTTGCGGCACTTCCCGAAGGCTGACCATGACGACGGCCCTGATGCATTGCACATGCTTTGGGCTGCCGCGCTGTCCTGCGGCGGCGTGATTGAATTTCAGTCACTGGGTCCACGGCGCAACGCAACACGAATGAACGATTACCTGGGTTAATGCGATGGAAAATACCAATAAAAGAAATGGCCAGCCTACCACTGATGAGGTAGCAACCGTTATCAGGGACATCACCTTCCCGACCTATTCCGGCGTGCTGCGCCATCAGGATGACACGCTGCTCACACGCGGCCAGTCAAAAGGGCTGAAGATTTATGACGAAATCGAGCGGGATTGCACGGTCTATGGTGATCTGCAAAAGCGCAAGCTGGCAGTCATCTCGCGCCCGTGGCAGGTAGATCCTGCATCAGATTCACCGATTGATAAAAAGGCAGCTGACCTGGTGCGTGTGCAGCTGGCCAGCCAGTCGTTCAATTTTGACCTGGTTTGTCTGAATATGCTGGATGCTATCCTTAAAGGCTTTTCAGTAGGCGAAGTGATATGGGAGATTATCGGGGGCGAAGTCGTTGCCACTCAAATCAAGGCGCGTGATCAACGGCGTTTCGGCTTTGATGATCAATATCAGCTACGCCTTAAAACACCGGGGAACTTTATCCCTGGCATGGAGTTGCCTGAGCGCAAATTTATCGTACATAGCTTTGGCTCAAAAGACGGCAGTCCTTATGGCTTGGGTTTGGGTACGCGGCTGTTCTGGCCGGCATTCTTCAAGCGCCAGGGAATTTCCTTCTGGCTGGCTTTAGCTGACAAATTCGGCAGCCCAACCCCAATTGGTAAATATCCCAACGGCACGTCGGCACCTGATCAGGCGAATCTACTGAGCGCACTGGATGCGCTGTCGCAAAGCGCGGGGGTAGTGATACCGCAGGATATGGTGATTGAGCTGATGGAGGCTAAAACGGGTGGCAACGGTGCGGATACCTATCCGGCGCTATGTCACTACATGGATGACCAGATCACGATTGCCATCCTGGGCGAATCATCCACAACCAAGGGCGGCGGGGGGCAGGCAGCCAGCGCCGCTATTACACGCAATGAGGTTCGTCTTGAGTTGGTGCAGGCGGATGCTGATTTGCTGTCCGCTACACTGAATGGGACGATCGTTAAATGGATCACCGAGTTTAACGTTCCAGGTGCCACGCCGCCGCGTGTATGGCGCAAGGTGGAAGAACAGAAGGATCTGGGCGCTGTGGCCACGCGTGACAAGACGATCTTTGATATGGGGTTCGAACCTTCTGAGGCGTATATCAATGAAACCTACGGCGGCGAGTGGACTAAAAGAAAAATTTCCCAGACGATTAGTCCAGACAAGGCGTCGGGTCTGACGGCGGCATTTGCAGAAAATTCACAAGCATCCAGTCCGGGAAGTCAGATGGATGATGATTCGACGGTTGCCTGGGATGCAGTAATGGCACACATCACCGACCTGGTCACCAGTGCGGATAG